ACCCACCAAGACTGTAGCAGAGCAATTAAATCTTAAAGAAGATTTTGTATTTGACGGCAATGAAGCTGTTACTGATCCAGAATCAGATTCTGCAAAAGTATTTAATGCTCAAGTAGATACAGTAGTTAATAATAGAGTTGGACAAATCTTGACTCAAGAAAAGCAAAAAGCGGCTCAGATACAACAAAAAGCCATGCTTGCAAGGCAAGAGCAAGATTTTAGATCTAAACATAAGATGTCTGATGAAGAGTACAAAAAGATGGTAGATACGGCTAAAAACCACACTTTGACTCTTGAAGATATTCATTATTTGGTAAATAGAGATAAAGTCCAAGGAAATGTTGCTAAGTCTACTAAAGATGATATGGTTAAGCAAATGAAAAACGTACGTAATATGCCTACAAGTGCTAGTGGAGCTAACAGCCAAGGAAATAACGAAAAGAATCCAGATGATTCATTATTCGATACTTTACTTGATACTGATAGCGGTGTAGATAACTTGTTCGGGTAGAATTAATTTTCAGACCTTCTACTCGGGCTTAAAACTCATTAGGAGGTAACATAATGTCTGATTTTTTCGAAATTGGTGCAGTAGGTAGTGCTGTAGCGGATCAAGCTAGTCCAGGTAGTAATGGCGCTTTTCTTGATACGGGTAAACTACGTAGAAAGTTTAACTTTGGCGACAGAGTTTCTGAGCTTTCAATTGCACAAGATCCATTTTTTAGATTTGTATCACAAGTAAGCAAAAAAGCTACTGATGATCCACAATTTAAATTCACAGAAAAGAGACAATCTTTTCATAAAAGATATGCATACTTAGAAGGCTATGGTAGTTCTTTTTCAGATACTACTGCAGAAGATACTTCATCAGAAGATATTGATGATGTATGGTATGGTAAATTTAGTACTGATTATAGTAATAAAGGTAATCTTCAAAACAGATTTGGTAATGCTATTAACTACAAATGTGGTGGCGCTGCTGAGCAAAAACCTTTATTCTTTATGCCAGGACAATTAATTAAAGTTCCTGCTGCTAAAGCAACTGCTACTCGTGCTTCTGGTAAGTCTGACGCTTATCTTGTAGTTAAAGTTGAAAGCGTTGTTGATGGTGCTACTGGATATGTTCATGTAACAGGTAAAGTTGTTGGCAATACTGCTGGAACAGATTCTATCTATTACATGTTGGCTCATTCATCAATTGCTAATTCAGCTACTGTAGGTACTACTACAACTGTTAATGAAGAAACTTTAGCTCCTTATAAATGCTATGTAATAGGTTCAGCGCATTCTGAAGGAACTGGGTATCCAGAAACTTGGAAAGATCAACCTTACTCAACAGGGTATGGAAGAACTCAAATCTGGAAAACTTCTATGGCAATGACAAATACTGCAAGAGCAACAGCTTTAAGGTATGAACAAGATGAATGGTCAAGAATCTGGAAAGAAAAACTAATTGAGCACAAATTTGATATTGAGCAATCTTTATTATTTGGTACTCAAAGTGAAACATACACAACAACTCAAGGTGCTGTAAATTGGATTAATCAATATGGTAATTCATTCTTATTAGACACAGATACTAAAACATCTGATGGCTTCTTAGATGATATGTCATCATATTTAGATCCTAGATACAACAATACTGGTGCTACTGTATTTTTCTGTAGTACTGCTGTGTATAATTGGATGCATAAACTAGGCGGATACTTTGCTAAT